AAGCATCTGATCTCATCATAATTCCAAATACTCTTTCAATTAATGGATTTAAAAATTCAGTTTGAAATCTTCCTAATGTTGGCCCTAATAATCTTTGCATCAATTCATATCTAACTTGAACTTCTGTAGCTGTCATTTGTGGGCCTTCTTGTAATTGTAATTGATCTGAATAATATGCTTGTCTAATAGCTGTTCTTAATTGATTTTCTTTTAAATCTGTTATCTGCCAATTTGAACCAATCTGTAAAGGTTTAACTGCTGTATCACTTCTAACAACTGTAATTCCAGCAGGTGTCATTCTAACTCTACCTATTACCCCATCATCAGTAACTAATAATGGTGGATCAATAGCTTTTGCCCATGCTTTTAATCCAATCTCTACAGCTTTATTTAAAGTTTTAATATCAGGTAACGCATTATAACTAGGTGATCTCCCAAATATTTCACCTGTTGCTTTTGACCATCTTGGAACTAAATATGGAAATTCATTATACCCTCCTGTACGAACAACCATTTTATCTTCAAAACAAACATGGCAAGAATGAAATGGTAATTTAGTTTTAGACTTCATATCTACTGATCTTTCATAATCTGCTGTTGGTTCTACTGCATGAATAAAATTAAATTGAGTATCAGGTTTATCTTTAAGAGCATCTTTTATTTTTGTTCCAACATTATCTTCACCAAATTCTTGTACTGCTTGTCTAGCAGTCATTTTGTATTTTCTATAAAGTGTATCTACTCTACCTGTAGAATTTTCTTGGATAAAATATTCTGCTATGTGTAAAGTATTAAAATGTAAACCACCTTGTAAAAATCCTTCATTTGCTTCTTCAACAAATATTGCTGATGTACCAACTGAACATAAATCTAAATACATTTCGTGAACTTCTGTATTAAAATTAGATTCATTAAATACAGCATACATTCTACGTGCTGTATCTTCTAACCAGATTTGAATATCTCTAACTTTATTAGCATCATCATCTCTTAATTTTAATGAGAACCAAGGTAATGAAGGTGATGTTAATGTTCCTTGTAAACTTGCCGCTAAAAGATTATTAGCTGTGATTGCTGTTGAATCAAATAAAACTTCTGTTCTTTTTTCTCCACGAGAACGTAAAAAAGTAATTTCCGCTTTTCGTGGCATTACATAGTCTAAAATTTCTTGCCAATGAGATTCCCACGTACCTCTATCAGCTTCTAACTTATCTAATCGTTTTCTTATATAATCAAAAGTTGCCATTAATATTGCATTAATGAAGTTGCCGCAGTATTGGCTTCTTCTTCAACTCCTTGTCCACCTGTTAAAATTGTTCCACCTCTACCCTTCATTCTTAAACTTGCAGCTTTCTTTTTTTCTGCTGCTAATTCAGCTTCAGAAGTATCTACTTTTTCTTGTACTTCAGGATCAACTAGTGGTGGTGCTTGTATTTTAGGTTTTCCTCCCATATTATTCCTTTATCCATTTACATTCATTTTTCAACATACCATAAACTGCCGCATCTACAAATTCATTATTTATTTTCATGACTTTTCTTACTATACCTTCTTTTGTCCATCCTGTACCTTTTAAAATACGTTCATTTCTTTCATAACCATTTCGGCATATTGCCGTCATTCGACCACATTTTAATTGATTAAAACCATAGTCAAATACATATTTTATATGTTTTCTTGAAAATAATCTAGGTGTTTCTAATGCTAGATGAACATAAATATTATGCCCATCAAAATCTGTAAAAAGAAATCCTCCTACTATTTCATCATCTTTTATAAAACCAATATATGAAAATTTATCTTCAAGATCAGCAGTTATATAACATCTTTTTTTTAAATACTCACCGATAGGTTTACGCCATTTGTCATCTGTAACGACTTGTAACACTATCCGTATTTTTTCTTTTTCCTCATAATAGTTCCACCAAGTGAGGTTTGAGCAACATTAGCTTCTTCTTCATCTCCTACCATTGAAGTCATAATTGTTGATTTAGTTCCATGGCCAGAACCACTAGCTTTAGCTAGTTGTTGTTTTTTTGTTAAAACAATTTCTTCTTGTGTATCTATTCCTACTTTTTGTTTAGTAGCAATAGGTTCTACAACACTAGCAGGAGCATCTCCTCCTCCAGTATAAGGATTTCCATAAGCATCTGTAGTATTATCCTGCCTTCCTGCTAAATACTTCTTATAAACTTCTTCTTGTTTAGTTCTGTTTAATCTGGAAAATTCATCTTTAGTATAACCAAGATTTTTCAATCCTCGTTCTGATGTTAAAACTTTATCTGTAAAAAACTTTCTAGTTGATCTTGAACCAGCTTTAAACAATGGTTTTAAAACAGTTCCAGTTCCAACCATATTTAAATTTTGAATATTTGTTGCTCCTTGTTCGTGGAATGAATGTATTTTAGCTGCTGAATCATCGCTAGGATTTAATACATCTTTTGTAGTACTAGTAAAATCACTAGGTTTAGACTTACTTTTTTTAGAAGATGATTTTTTAGAGGAAGGTTTTGAAGGTGAATAATCGTGAAAATTATATGGCATTATATTTTCCTTTTACCTTGCGAAAACATTAAATTCCGAATCTGTAAATTGTTGTAATGGTTCATATATTTTTAATCTTGCTTTTCGTAAAGACATTATACAATATCTTAACGCAGAAATTAAGTCATCATTCATAGGAACGATCTTTCCATCTTTTCTATGGTGCATCCTTAACTCCTCCAACAGTTTACTTTGATTTTTAAAGATTTTCAATCTTTTTGTCTGCATCCTTACTAACATTTCCATTATTCCAGCTTCAACTGAATTACCACCTGTACCTTCTCTTAAACCTTGTTGTGGTGGATTAGTAAACCATTCAGGACACATATTAACGCCTTCCTTCTTATACTGTTCGGTTAAATTCTTACCTGAACCTTTATCAGCTTGTCTGCCGTCTTGTGGCCAAATAACTGGAATCCATTTACCTCTAGCTTTAATCGCTGATGAATGAACGGGTACTGTTTCTTGACGAATAGAATAACTATCATATACATAAGCTGTATCCACATCTCTATCCCAAGCAACCCATACACAAGCTGTAGGGTGATCCCAGCCAAAATCTATTCCGCATAGTCTAGGCCAATGACTTGGTATATCCATAATATCACATAATATTTCTTCTTCAACAATCGGAAATACTAAACCAGAACCTAATTGTGGTATTCCCTTTTCTCTCATCTTTCTTTCGTGAGGTGGTAATGCTTGTAAAACTTGTTCTCTAATTTCTTTTGTCATATGGGGTGCATCATCCCAAGTAGCTTGTATTAATGCCTGTCCTTTTTTTAAATCATTTACAAACTGTGCTACTGTTTGTGTCATTCCTTGTTCTGGTGTAAATGTCATATAAACAATACCACCTTTATCTGCTGTTCTTGTTAATGCTTGTGTATAAATTCCTGTTGGTGGTTCTTCATCTAGCCAAATAACATCTACTGATTCTCCCATCCATTTCTCTTTACCCATTTCATATGCTTTAAATCCTATTCGTGAATATCCACCTGTTACGTGCTTAACAACTAATGAGTTTATGGCATTTGGTACACCTGCTTTTCTTACAGTTTCACCAATATACTTTAAAGGTATTGTACCTGTACCTTTAGCTGATGGATCGTCTGGCTGACCGACAAGTTCTTTTTGGCAAACATCCCTAGTAGTTTCATTAGAAACTCCCCCAGCCCATGCTCTTACAGGTCTGTTAAATCGTTTACCAGCCCACCACGTTGGGTATTTGCCCGTCACATGATATGCCATTTCCATGGCCCCGCTAAAGGACTTGCCGACCCTATTACCAGCCATTAACAATCTTTGCTGTGCTAATGTATTATGAAACTTCTTTTGATATTCATATGGCTTATAATCAGCCATAATATTAGTAACTTTACGTCTTTCCAATTCCTTTGCAATTTTTACTGCTTTTTCTAAATTATCCATTATACCATCCAATTATATACAGCTCTTAATGCCAATATAAAATATACTAATTCCATTAAAGTGCGGGGAATATCTTTATCCTTCATACCAATATATACCCAAAATCCACAAGAAATACTAGCTAAACTCCACCCTAACATCTGTGCTATATTATTATAAAACCATCTAGCATCTGACAAGATAAATATACTAGCCATAGCTATAGCAAATCCCCACCAACGATTACGATTGACATCGTAGTATCTGATTTTCATTAGAGCATTATATAGAAATCATCAAAAAAATACATATCCTTATACCTATTAACAAAAGTTAATATTAACAATTTCCCCTCGCTGTGTGAGATGAAGCATTTAAGAAGGTGGAAAAATTTTATTTGGGGGTATGGGGTATTTTATATGATAATGATTCTCATTTGCAATTAATATTATTATGTGAGAGCTACACACATACACTCTAGTTTCACAAGTCACCTCGCTTGCCAATCTAAATGCTACACCAATCCCTCGATACATGGTTGGTATAGCTAGAACTCACGGGCTTGTACTGGGTAGTGATAGTCTTGAGATCAGATCGGCACATGATTGCTATAGCCATGCGATCAGATCGCTACAAGTGTAGAGTGTAGCCTATCGCATTGCTTGGAACGGGTGTGTGTGTGGGTGAGAATAGATAATTCTAGGCAGTTGCACCAATAACAAAGGCCCAAAGGTTTTACTCAATGGGCCTTATGTCTTTAATGTTTTACTGTTCAAAGCTGATATAATTTCTAGAATTTATATTTTTAAAGAAATCTTGACTAGGCTTTAAGTAAAAATGCTTTGAATACATATACATATATTCAGAAGGTTTATTTAATCCCTTCTTTTTTGCATTTTCAAATGCTTTGTTGCTATCCCTTTGATACATTCCATTATTTGTCATAGGCAGTATTCGCTAAAGTTAGGATTGTCGTTGTTCATAGCATCTTCAGCGCAACAGTTGGCACTCTCAATCAACTCGGTAGGATTTAAACTATCAGAGTAATACAAGCTAGTATCAAAATCGCTTATATCATCTAAAGTTAAACCGCCCATTGTCATGCTTCCTATCGCTTTATTGACTAGCTTACGCCATTGCTCTTGCGTAAGTGGGTTTTTTAACATTTTTATCATTTTAGCCTCTCTTGTTAATAGTATTAATTTAATCATTCTAATAGTTATATCAAGCTAAAGTTTTATTATTTTAATTATTGTGGTTATTAAACAAGAAAAAGTAATTTACGGCCATTTAAACCTAAAGCAAAAAGAGAGAACAAAGAGAGAACAAGCTATTATTTTATATATTGTAATTCCTGTAAATATGTTTATATAATTAACTTTAGTTAAACATAAATATGGAGAAACATATGACA